ATTGTATTTGTTGATGCAAAAGACAGATTTCTAAATAAATTAAAAGGTGTAGATGAACCTGAAGCTAAAAGAAAAATTATTGGAAATGAATTTATTGAAGTATTTAACGAAGAAATTAGAAAACTTAAAGGTCAAGAAGGTGCAAAATTTTTGGCACAGGGAACAATTTATCCAGATGTTATTGAATCTCAGTCTATAAAAGGACCTTCCCACACAATAAAATCTCACCACAATGTTGGAGGATTGCCAGAAGACTTGCAATTTGAGTTATTGGAACCTTTAAAGGAATTATTTAAGGATGAAGTTAGAAAAGTAGGACACGAACTTGGACTTCCTGACACAATTATAAAAAGACATCCATTCCCAGGGCCAGGACTTGGAATCCGTGTAATTGGAGAAGTAACGCCTGACAAAGTAAAAATTCTTCAGGAAGCTGATGACATTTTCATTACTGAATTGATGGAAAAAGGGCTTTATGATAAAGTAGATCAAGCATTTGTAACATTGTTACCTGTAAAAACTGTCGGAGTAATGGGAGATCAAAGAACTTATGAATTTGTAGCCGCTATTCGTTCAGTAAATACAATCGACTTTATGACAGCCACTTGGTCAAAATTGCCTTATGAATTTTTGGAAGAAGTGTCAAACAAGATTATAAACAAAGTAAATGGAATCAATAGAATTGTGTATGATATTTCTTCTAAGCCACCTGGAACAATTGAGTGGGAATAATCAATAAAATTAATTTTAATGCGTTGTTTATTTACTTTGACAACATCAATAAAATATAAAAGTACTAAAAAGGTACTAAAATTCAAAAAGAGGCATATTTCAGCCTCTTTTGTTATTATCATATTTAGTTGCTATTTTTCTCCATTTCTCTATAATCACCTAGAGTACTTGCCATTACGTTTTGCACAATTTCATTATCTTTAGATAATATTGTTTCTATTAAATTGCTTCTATATTTATTTAAAATATTTAACATTTCGATATTTCCTGTCATTTTTAATCCTGTTTCCAGTACTCCTAGTTCCCAATCTATATATTTTTTAGCATCATTTCCGAATTCCTTTTTTATTTCACTTACTAAAAAATGTCTATAATTCTTTTTTGCAAAATCGTTCTTTTGTTTTATTTTTCTCATTTCCTCTCCTTTCACAAGACTATTATACAACATGTTTTATATTTTACCAATAACTTTTTTATAAAATATAGATAAGATATTTTAATGATGTTGGAGATTTAAAATTTTCGTATTTTTTTACCACTTTATTTTAAAAATATTGTGACTTTTTTATTCCAAATAAAGATAACCATTTCTGACTATTCTTCATTTGTTATTTCTGCTATTATCTTGTGCATATTCTTTTTAGTCTTATCCATAACAGCACTCACTCTTCTTATTGCTATTCTATAATCCATAAGCTCCCGTGCCTCTTTTAAGTTTGACAATATTGATATTATTCCATCTTTTGACTTCTCAAGCTCTACAATAAACTGCTTATTAATTTCTGAAAACGTGTCGAATTCCATTAAATTATGATATTCTTTCTGAAATTTTAATATTTTATCATCATAAAGATTATCCATTTCATTTTCTATAGAATCCCAATTTTTATCAATACTGTTTGTATTAATTATATCTATCGCTTCATTCTTTATACAAAGACACATTTGACTTCCTTTAGTATTAAGCATTATCCCAAGTGCCTCTCCTGTTATTTTTTCTGTTCTTAATCTACTTTCTAACCTGTTAAGAACTTCTATAAGTTTTTCATTCCCTGCTATAAGAACTGCCCGCCCTGCTTCAGCATGTTGTAATTCACTGATTATTTTTTCATAGCTATTTTTAATATCGTTTATTACCAAATCAAAAATTTTCTTCACAAAATATAAAAATATCCCACATATAACCACTAAAGCACCTAAATCACTAATTTCTTTAAAAAACATTTTTGCTCTCCTGTGTTGTTACAATATATTCTTGTTCCCTTTTTTCTCAAAGTCAAAAATTTCCTGAACAAATTTAGACGGTATTAGTTCAGTTTTTAAAACTTTCACAACTTCAATCAGCACATCTTCACCAATCTCTTCAATTGTGTTTGGTATCCATTTTTTGTCAATTTCTTTTTCTTTTCTCAAATAGTCTTCCAGTCCGTCCCAAAATCCATTTGTTATTGCGTCAAGTTTTTCAGCTCCTGTTTTTGCCTTGTTTACAATCTCGTTTTTGTAAATTTTACCTTTTACCATTTCAATTGCCTTGTTTATTGCCCAAACTTTTATTACTTTGTCCATTTTTATCTCTCCATTTTCCTTGTTTTTAATCATTTCGTTTTAAACGTGGCTAACAAGCCTTACAATCAATTTTAGACTGTTAGCCAACCATTTGTTTTTAACACTTGTATTCAGCTTCTATCAAAGCCATTTTTAATTATTGTTCCAATAATTCTTTACTGCTGCTACATAATATTTCGCCAACTCTTTTTTTGTTGCTTCCAACACTTCCATATCGTTTTTATTTGTTATAAATCCACTTTCAACGATAAGACAAGGTGTTACTGTTTTATACAGCAATGTCCAACCTCTATCTCCTCGTACACGTGGCAAGATTTTTCTATCTTTCAAATGTGTTGCTTCAATATTAGCCTCCTGCATATATTCTGCCAATTCCTTGCTTTTTTTGGAAGTATGCCAGAATAGCATTTCAACTCCGTTAGCCATTTTCTCAGCTGCATTAAGATGAAATGACAAAGTTATATCCCCTTTGTTTGCTAAATTATTAATTTTGTCTGGTAATTTAGAATAATAATCTTGATATACTACAACATAATCTACACCTTGCTCTTTGCACTCAGGAACAATATAATTATTCACAAAATCCTTATTCCAAGCATGTTCCTCAAAACCATTTCCACATGCTCCTGGATCTCTTTTCACTCCACCATGTCCTACATTCAATATTACTTTCATTTATATCATCTCCTTTAAATATTTTTCTTTTCTATCAACACGATTCAACCATCCAGTCAAAAAATCTTGTTGTGTTTTATCCTTACTTACTAAATATTTATAAAAATTTCTTTGCATTTCATGATATTCTTTCAAAAAAGTTTCAGGATTTATTTTATTAATAGCTTCAACTGTCTTGGGTCCAATTATTCCATCTACAGTTAAATTTGAACCAAATTTATTTGCTACAATCTGAGCTTTCTTCTTTCCTGTTTTTCCACTATTTACAATCCAGTCAAAAATTGAAAGAGCTATTTTATCACTTACTATTTTGTCAAGATGATTCCCCTTGTAGTATATTTTTTCATAAATCTTTTCAGCATCTGATTTTTTAAATTTCCTCATATCTCCTATATACCCTAGATATGTTTTAGCGTCTTCGTGTGTTATTCCAAAATTTGTTGCTCCGCCTTTATCGTTTTTATCATTAGTATAACCGCCTTCAACTTTAAAGATATAATCTAAAAATTTGTTAAATCTGTCGTTCATCTATGCCACTTCCTTTTCTTTAATTAATTCCATATCTTTTAAATATTTGTATAATTTGACTGGACTGAACTGATAGCCAATCCTGTCTTTTAACGATTTCAATTTATATGTCAAAGTGAACTGTAAAGCATAATCTATTGCATTTAAACAAAACTCACTGCAAAAATATCTATCGTCATCTTGTACCTTATTAGCATAAAAAAACTGTCCTAAAATTCCTAGATAGTCGTATCCTTTGCCTTGTGCTGTTTTAAAAAACTCAATAACATCTTCCGCATCAATATTACTATCTAACTCATAAATATCCATATTCTTTTGAAACTCAAATTTCCTTGTTCTAACTCCACCAGGATTAGACAAAAAAACTTGACCATTGTAAATAAATTCGGCATGCGAATATTTTCCAAACGTCCACAGTGCTATCAAATGCCCTATCAGTCTTTTGGGCTTATGAAAACATATATATAGCTTATCTTTTTCTAATTCCATAATTTCTCCCTCTACATATTTTTATATGCTTTTTCATACTCTTCTTTTGCATTGTATTTTTTTAATTCCTCGTCAGTTAGATTTTCCAAACGATGAGTCAAAAATGTTTCTGCAGCCATTGATTTAGTAGTCTGTTCTTGCATTATGTTTGCCATTTTCATCATGTCCTGTATAGTTAAATTTACGTATTTCTCACTGTTTTCTTTTGTATAAAATTTCCAATTTTCAAAAGTCGTTTTTTTCAACGCTTGGCACATTACGACAATTCTTGTTAAATTTGATTGATCTATACTCCTGTTATTTTGCAAATATGTCACACCATCAATTTCAAATTCAAACGGTGCAATATCACGCTCCACTCTTAAATCGTATAATTCTTTTTTTATTTCTTCTATTTTTTTGTCTCGATTAAATACAATTTTACCATTTTTAATAGTTTCATAATTCTGTAATTCTACAACTTTTCCATCCACAAAATATAAATTTGGATTTACTTGTACTTCCTGATATTCTATCTCTTCCACAACATCCCCAACCATTGTTGGAGCTATCATAGTGGCATCTATATTTGTGCTTAAAACCAAATAAGTTTCCTTGTTGTACATTACTTTTAAAGTGTCGGTCTTGAATTTTTTTAATTCTTCATACCAATCTTTATTATCTTTATCAAATATGGCAATGTATTTCATACCATCTTCAAATTGTTTCGCTTCAGTTCTATCTACTATAAATTTCATTTTTACCTCCTTCTATGCAAATCCTATGTTTAACCATTGTCCGTTTCTAAAAAATTGCAACGCCCTCAATTGTGCATAATCACCTGTTCCCAGAACAGAATTAGCATCATGGTTTCTTATACCTGTTACCACATAACCGCCTCTTTCAGTAGATGTATTTACACCCCACAGAGGTAACTCCATAAAACCTGCAAGTCTGATGTCTCTTATATAATTCTGCCACTTATCATTATTATCATGGTTACGTAAATCATACAAATGCTGTGTCCTGTTCCAAGCGTCATCAGCTCTTCCTCGTGCTGCATTTACATTTCCATCTATCACGTTCATACGATTATCTCTTGCAGCCATATCGTGATTATCCATGATTTCACACCAGTTTCCTCCGTTACGATTTGGAACTTTATAATAAGCTCTTCCTCCATTTACATGAAAACAGCCCATATAGTCACCATTTTCAAGATACATATACAGATGTCGTGGTGCCCAGCAGTCAGTATTATTGCCTCTTAGTACAAAGTCGCTATTACTACTATTCCTATATCCTTTTGAAAATGGAATATATGGTGTCAAATCAGGTTTTGGAGCTTCTAGTTTTATTTTATCGCTTATCGTATTAAGAGTTACTATTCCTGCTGTTGTGTCTGTTGCTACATCTGTATATTTTACCCTCTTAATTAATTCATCATCTATTATTTTATTGTCTTCAACAAAATCAATTCTCTTAGGGTATTCATTCCCAAGCCATTGGTTAAGTCCTAAACTTGTTTTATTTATTGCGGGCATATTAAATCACTTCCTTTATTCTTTATATTTTTCTCTGTCTTCCCAATTATGGTTTAGTAAATCCCAAGCGTCCCAAGTTTTATTGTACCTGTCGAACTCATCCCAAGTCATATAACTGTAAACAATTTTATAACCTAAGTGAGCTGGTTTATTTAATTCAATAAAATTGATAAAATTATCTAAATTCGGTGGTACTCCATAAATGCTCGTAAATTTAATAACAAAATAATACTCGTTAAATACTTCTGTTATTTCAATTTCTCCGTTTGTAAATACTTTAGCTTGTTCTTTTAGATTTTCAGGAGAAAATATTTGTTTTGATAGTAAATAAAACAAAATTCTGTCTCGTCTATCTTGTAAACTTAAATTTAAGTCTGTTTTCAAATCCATAAACTTTTCATATTTTAAAATCTGTTTTTCATTAAAAAAATTTAAAAAAGTAAACTCCTTATATTTTTCAATATCATTTTTTATTTTTTGAGTTTCTATTGCAAGGCTTCTTATTAAATCTGTTTGCAAACTATTCCTAGCAACTTTTGAGATTGCCTTTATTCTACTGTTCATTAATAACAACTCCAATCACATTCAACATTTCATTTCTATCTACTGTAATATTTTTAGTGTCATTATTAATCAAAACTTTACAATCTTCAACTCCGTCAACGGACAACACTATTTTTTCAATTCTATTTACAGATAAAATTTCCTGATTATTTATTGTATATAGTGCGGTACTGTTTTTTATTTGCTGCCTTATTTTTGCAGCAATTAAATTAGACACGCTATTCAATTCTACCCCTTGACTTAATATAACTGACACGGCTATAGAAATATTTTTTTTGATAAAACTTTCTACTGTAACATTTGCTCCGACAGGTCTGCCATTAGCCTGTTCTATTCTATTTTTTACTTTGGTTATTAAATCGTTATCGGCAATATCATTATTATAATTTGAGATTCTGACTTTCACTGTTCCATTTCCATTCCATAACGGTTCAACAAGCACTTTACCCACTCCATCAATTTCTTTTGCCCATTTTTCATAATCATATATATTACCGCTATGTGCTGGTCTTAATATTCTTTCTTTTGCTCTTGCTATCAAACTAGCATTGGGCTCTTTTTCATATCCGTTTGTAAAAGCTTTTTCATTAATTACGGTAAAAATATCGGCATTCACAATCTCAAAATTTACTATTTCTCCAATAGCACAATTTCCAACCTTTCCTTTTTCCAAGCATTCCACACTAGCAATTGCTTTTCCGCTGCTCCCTATTTCTGTATCATAAAGGATTTGGTATTTTGTGTTATCTATTTTTAATACTGTTGTTCCTGCAGGTATTTTAGCACCGACTTTTCCAGTTATTGTTACTTCCCCAGTTGCTTTAGTTCCTTGTTTTCTAGTTACCCCAAAAAGCATTGCGTGGTAGTCAACAAATTCATCTTCTGTTGCGGTATCAATAAAAGTTTGCTTAACCCAAAATTCTAGCAATTCATATAATGCTTGAACTTCCATCCCAAAAGCACTTGCTATATCAAAATTAAAAGTTCCTTCGATTTTAGCAAAATCATTTTCCAAATTAGATAAAAATTTATTCCTTGCTTCTATTTTATTCACTATGCAGCACCTCACTTTCTCCATAAACGGTTAATACATTAAAAGATACTTTTAAATGATTGTCGTCACTATTATAATCTAATTCAAAATTGTAACAGTCCAAAATATACGGATTAACAAGCAAACAATCTTTAATTTCTGAAATAATCAAAGCATTTTTTATACTTTCCTGATAAACCGTACCAATATGTACATCTAAATCATTTCCATAACTATCCGAATGTATTTCGTAAAAATTTCTTTTAGTTTTAAGCGCTTTAAATATCCATACTTTGAGTGCCTCACTTCCAGTCAATTCAACAAGTCTATCGCCGTTTTTCAATGGTTCTAATGTATCAAAATCAATTGCATATTCTTTAAAAAGGGGTAATTCTTTTTTTCCTTTTTCTGTGTTTTGATTCAAAAACAATTCTTCAAAATCCATATCTACACCCCTTCTATTGCACCACTTGGCATTTTCACTATTTTACTAACCACCACATAATTTATCCCCAGCACCAAAACTAGCACTTCATCTCCAACTTTTAAAGTGTCTTCAAACCATATATCCTTACTACTTTTGTAAGTTCCAGAACCTTTAATTGTTGAATGGTCATGGGTGTGGGAAGCAGGTCCATTTCCTATTGCCGTTTGAGTTGTAGCATTAATAGTTATTTCATCAATAACACCGTTTATTTTATAAGTTCTGTGATAATGTGGTAATAAGAAATTAGAGCAGTAAATTTGTTCTGAAGGTATTTCCACATTATCAAATTTTATTTTTAATTCAGGCGGTGGACTAGTTACACTAGCTCTTATAAAATTGTTTGATTGCTGTTGCATTCCGCTATCAATCATATCGTTTAGTATTTCAAACATACTCATTATTTAGCACCTGCCTTTTTCTTACTTTTCTCACTCTTCTTATTTTTCTTACTCTTTTTACTTTTTGATTTTTTCGATTTTGGTTTTTCTTCAAATTCGGATTTATCCATCACATTTTCAAAAGTTAATTCTATATCACAATAATACATATCATTTTCCCAAGTATGCGTATCATTTTTTACTAAAAAACTACCAACAAGGTTTGTGTGTGGCTCGTGTATTCCTATCGAATAACCGCTTTGTATTAAAACATTACCAAGACAAGTGATATTTCCTGTTTTTTCAACACTTTTCAACATCTCTTTAGCATTGTTGATATTATCCCTATCTTTGTCATACTGCATTACTTTTTGAAATAATCCGTATTTTTCTTTGTCTTCTTTATTTTCTACTTTATCTACTATTTGTTGTTTTTCTTTTTCAGTTTTATAAATAACAATTTGATTCACCATTTGTTCAAGATCTTCACCATACTTAGAACTTTTTATATCTTGCCCAGAGTTTAGCATAACATCTGCCAAACTCCCTTGTTCCACGACTTCTATTTTCCCATCGTTACTAACAATAGAATATATTTTTTTATCTTTTCTATGCTGAATCGTATAAGCATTCAAAATTATTTGATACCCACTCTTATTAACTGCTGGATAAGTGCAATCCACTTTGTCTTCAGGTATGTTCCCAACTTCCAGCTTTAACTCTCCACAAATTTCTTTTAATATTTGCGATGGCTTTTTCTTATTAAAATTTTTCACAAAAAAGTTTTTATTAAGATATATGGAGTTATCAAAACATCTAAAAGTTTTAACTTTACTTTCTCCAACAACTTCCACGGAAAAAACTTTACCAATAAATAATTTGTCATCATCGACATAAAATTCAACTTTGTCTCCTAATTTAGCAATTTGAGCATCATCTAAATATGTTACTTCCAATGTTCGTGAAGTTCCGTGTATTCCACCCTTCCAAACAATTCTTTCAAATTTTTTCATGTGTTCTTTATCGTTTATAACAATCTTTAGCATTTTTTTAATTTCCTTTTCTAAGATTTTATCAAACTTTTAATTTTATCTTGTACTTTACTCTTTATTTCACTCTTCAAATCCTCAAATCTCTCTACCAATTGATACTCTTTTATCGGTGAAGTTTTTCCAGTATACCTCTCATAAAGTGCATTAACATCGTCAATCATTGTTGTCTGTTCCCTAGCTTCTATCAAATCAATTGTAATATCAATATCTCCTGTTCTCTCTATTATTTCATATTCCAACTGTTCAATATAACATTTAAAATAAATACTATAATTAGCACTTACCAAAGTTAAAACTTCTTTATCATCTTTATATTTTTCCAGTTTTTTTATTCCAGCCATCGGAGAATGAGAATTGAGCAAATAATTAAAAAATTTAGATTTTTTGGATGGTAAAAACGTAGAAAAATTTACTTTTTTTATGTTTTTTTCTCCTATTAATGCTACTTCTCCAACATCTAATATCTTTACAACTTCACTGTTTTGACTGCTCGTAATTTTGAAATCCGACGGTGGAATCACAAAAATAAACGGTTCTGTATCGTGCAATAACATAAATATTGATCTCATATTGAAACTCCTTTCATAATTATTGTGACGCTTGAATTTGAGCTTGTAAATTTGACATCATAGTGTTATATGTATTCTGACTAACATTCTGTGCTATCTGTCTAGCTATACTCTCAATTTTTGCTGTGTCATTTATTGTTATATTTGACAATTGTGCAGCTATTTGTGCATTAGCCTGATGATTTATAACTTGTTCTATTGATACTGGTTGTGGTATTGGCGGTTGCATTGTGCTCAAACTAGTATTCAAAAGACTTGGTAAACTATTTAATGGACTTAATCCAGAACTGATAGCATTAGTTATAGCGCTCGGATCAAATGGTTGCAAGGGATTATTATTTTGTTGTTTAGATACAAGTTGTGAAATTGCACTTGTTAATTGTGCTGTCTTATCTTGCTGAGTAAGTGCTAAATTTTGCTGTGGTGCTATCCTTGCTTTGACCGCATTTATATCAAGTACAACCTTCTGCAAAGCTTCATATGACCTTCTGTCATATTCTTTTTGTCTTGCAATTCTCGATGCTTCTTCTTTTTGTGCTTCTGCCATCGAAGGTACTTTAACATCAGAATATCCCATATAGCGGAACTTTCCATCGCTAGAATTATAACCAGATTGACTTGCTCCAGGAGTAAAAGCTCTAGCTATAGCTTCTTGTTTTTCTTTTTCTTTTTTTGGGTCTTTCGGTTCTATTAAACCTTTTATTATTTCCGGCGTATAATATCCAATAGCTCCACCAATTGCAGCACCTACTGCCGTTCCTACTGGTCCGCCAATTGCCGTTCCTAATTGAGCTCCCCAAATTGCACCTTTGGCTCCTATAATTCCTCGCATTCCTATTTCTGCACCTTTTGTTAATTGTTCAGCTTGCCCTTTTAATTTTTCAGGATCTAATGCCCCGCTTTTTTGCCATTCTTCAACTCTTTTCATAAAGTCTTCCATCCACCTGGTCGCTATTGGGGCGAATGCTTCTCCTAACGATATTTTCAAATCATCTATCGCCGATTTAAATTGTGCTATTTTGTTAGCCGTTGTATTGCTCATATCATCAGCAAATTTATCTGTTGCACCACTAGAATTTCTTACAGCATTAGCAACTTTGTTATAGTTTTCTTCTGTTGTCCCCATAATAGAAGCCAGTATTTTCATACCTTCTCCACCAGCAATCATTGTTAAATATCTATTTCTTTCTTCCTGTGTAAGACCTGCAGTAGCAATTTTTAAATCATCAGATAATGCTTTTAATCCTCTAAAATGTCCTTGCTGGTCATAAAGTTGAATATTTAAGTCTTTTAAAGCATTTCCCACTTGTTTTGATGGATTAGCCAATCTTCTATAAATTCCTGCTAAATTACGCCCAGCTTGACCAGACTTAATTCCATTATCTGCAAGCACTCCTAATAAGATATTTACATCTTCAAAGCTCTCAAAATTTCTTGAAGTTGCTGCAACATATTTATAAGCCTCCCCTAACATTTGTACATTGGTATTTGCATTATTACTTGTTGCAACCATTACATCCATAAGTCTGTCAGAATCTTTTAACGACATACCAAAAGCTGTCAGGTTATCTGTGACTATATCAGAAGTTTGAGCAAAATCACTTCCAGCTGCAATTGACATTTTCAAAAGTTTTGGTGTCATTTCTAACACTTCATTGGTTTTCATACCAGCCATAGCTTGATACATTTGTGCTTCTGCTACTTCTTGAGCCGTAAATTTAGTTGATCTACCCAAATCTCTTGTTTGTTGCATAAGTTGTTTTTCTTGTTGTACTGTAGCCCCCATTATAGCCTTATTTCTTCTAACTTGGTCTTCCAAATTCGCATAAGCTTCAACAGAAGATTTTAATACACTAACTGCTGTACCTGCTCCTATACCAACTCCAACAGTTGCCAATGCTCCTTGAACTCCACTGAAAGAATTTTTTATTTTACCAGCTATGCCACCAACTTTATCTTTCAATGTTCCCAATGAACTTCCAGCCTTTTGTGCTACATTAGTAAACTTATCTTTCAATTCAAGTAAAGCACTTAACTTATACTCACTCACTCTCTGCTACACCTCCAATCATAAAAAACATAAACAACAACTCTGAATTACTTAATTCCCTTAGACTTTGCAAACTATGTCCACAATTTAAATAGTGAGCGACTGTTCTTGCTTTCCAGTCGCCCTTAATTAGTTTTTTATTTCTTCAACCACCTCTTCAACAGTAAATTTTTCATTCCAGCCAGCCTTCTTCATAAGTAATTCCGAAATATTTACTATGGTAGATTGGCTTAGTACTTTTGGCACAACCTCAATTGGATTCATTTGACAACCCAATTCAGTAATCAGTTTTTCATCTTTAAATATTTTCCCTGCAGTATAGATTAATTCACTGTCTTTGTCTGTACTATTACTAGATAAAATATCCAGTATTTCCATTCTGTTCAATACTTCTAATTCTAAAACAGCTCCACTTAATTCTTCAACTTTAACCTTTATTGTGTCTTTTTTTTCTATTTTTTTGCTATTTTCCAGCAACATTTCTACTGTTATATTTTTCATCCCATACCTACCTTTTCTTATCTTATTGCGTTTTCATATCTAACATCGCTAGGAGTAAATCCGAAAGGAATTTCTTCTTCCACAATTTCTCCTCTTTCAAATTTTGCAAGTTCAATCGAATTTAACCAAACATTATCAATCGACACCCGTTCTTCTTGTCCACGTAAACTATCAGGATCTTTTATAGATGTGACTATTCTACTTCTCACATCTTTTCCTTTTACCCAATTTTCAAGTATTTTTTTCCCACGAGTATAAACTTTAAAAACTTTTATAGTTCCTTCGCCTTTTAATCCAGTTATTTTACTGTCAACAGAAATCCCCAGCTGTACATCTTTTCTTTCCGCTGTAATTTTAGCCTCTACAGATTTTAACTCCGCTACTTTTTCATTATCAAGCCATAA